ATAAAAACGAGGTATAACGTGATCAAGAGTAAGTTCATGTAGTTCATAATGTTCTCCACAATAGACACATTGACAGTTGAAGTGTTCCTTGATGGCTTGACGCCACAGACGTTTCGCTTCAGGGCTAGTCATGGTTATTAGATTTTGCAGGTAGTGATCAGGACTGGGAAGTAGCGGTGTCATGCATAACGTGAGCGTTTGCCGTGCCCATTAGCAGCGCGGTTTTTACCTTGGATCATGAGACGTGTTTTACCACTTTTGGTGTGAGAGACGTCTTTACCGTCACCATTACCGTAGGTACCACGTTTACGATTCTCTTTATTTAACGCTGCACGTTTAGCCTTTTGTTTTTCTGTTCCATCATACGCTTTTTGGTAAGATTTGTAATTACCATTGGCATATTTAGGACCACTGCGGCTAGACTTTTGAGCCATACAACCTCCGCTGTACTAGTTCTGGATCAATAGTAGGCAATACACTTGCCAGTTTATCAAGTTGGTTACCCTCAAGGGCAACACCGCTGATGTCATTTTTGGCTAGCCAGTCACACGCAGCCTTAAGGTCTTGCGTAGAGGCTTCACCGCTTTTAATTCGATTGAGGAACTCGGTTGTGACGAGGTTGTGAAGTTCGTTAAACTGGTCCTCTGTTGCTTTTTTCTTAGCCATTTCGCATTACGATTTGGTCTAGTTTGTTTTCAATACGGACCATGTGATCTTCCATACGCTGCAAACCAGCGTTAAATTCTACCTTATCAACGTAATTGGTAGCAATGCGAAGTTCAATACCGTCTACACGGCGATCCATATCAGTTACTCTAGAGTGGACTTGATTTATTCGGTTGTGTAGGCGGTTTGTTACTGCTGCTAAACCGGCGATAACGGCTACAACAGCTGATACAGCAGCTTCCATTATTTGTTAAAAAGGTCGTTAGGAGGCACTACAAGCGGCTTGTAGGTGGGTAAAGTAGCTCGTGGTACCTCCAGTACCGGACGGGGTAGCAGAAACGGCTTAGGGAGCCTTAGAACCGGCAATACCGGTGGTGCTCCCAAGTCCATCAGCCGCCAAAGAGACCACGCTCGATGAAATCAACAGCTTGGTCATCGACAGTGTTGTCGGTTTGCTCAGCAAGTTTACGGAGCAGATCAACAATAAGGCGCTTAACTTTTTCGCTGTTAAGAAAGGAAAAAAGGATAGGACGGATAAGTGCAATCATTGTTCTAAAGTAAAAGTGTTAAAGGTGAAAAAATGGGTGCAGCCTGTAGGCGACGACAGTGCCGCTGTTCAGTCTATCCGCATTAGTCGGGGACACTACGAAGGCGGGTTCAAAATGCGTATTACTGCGTTATGCTCTGAATGGTTGCATCAGATAAGCGATGTGGCCAGTAAGTCAACCGTTTGATATGGCCGTCTAGTGGTTGCGAGCCATCGTGGCCATTAGCGATATCTAATTGGCTAATGGATAGTGGAATGTTTGGAGTATTTGAACTCACTGCAGCAGCACCATTTAAAGAACCTGCTGATCCAGTAGACTTATAGCCACCAGCGGATTTAATGCCGTCACTTGTAAAGTTGCCAAGAATAGCTCTTTGCGCGACTGTAGCAGCTACTACATCAAAGTTGAATTGTGTACTACTTGTAGACCCCGCAAGGGCTACCCTGTTGATATAGCTGTTATCACTAAAAGCAAGCGGAACAAGTGCTTTTCCTGCAACCGGATGAGGATAGCTTGTAATTTCAGTAAAGACTGTCCCTTCCCTTTGTAGATACCAAGAGGATAAGTTGCTGCCGCTAATGCTAGCTGCATCTGCACTACGTGTAGCGGTAGAACCTCCGGTAAATATCCATGAAGTCGCAAAACCGCCGATCTCTAGGTTTGCGTATTCAACAGTTCCATTTACAGTGACAGTTAATGTACCTGCCGTTGGCGTGAATATCAATGTTGAACGTGCTGGATAGACGCCAGTGCCGACCACCGTTGCTGAATGTGCGCCGCTCAAAGAAACTGTGCCGGTGCCGTAGAAACTCAGTGTGTGCGTAACAGCAGTAACGGTGACGTTCTGGGTGGTAAGTGTGGTGCTGTTTAGAAGTAAATTAGTACGCTGCTGCTCCATCAACAGGCCAAGGCTTTCGCCAGTCGTGGGGTTGTGGTCGAACCGTGCTTCGTTCGTCGTCGCGGTCTTGATTAGCCCATCACTTCCCACGTATGTCGCACTACTGGCGCGAGTAAAACTTATCAAACTGGACCCGCTAATGTAATCTGTGAGGGACTTGGTTGAAGCAAACCTCAAATCAAGAGAAGGAGTGCCTGCTTGCGAGTAAAGCAAGTCGTTTCCAGTTCCGGTTCCCGTAATAATCCAGCTCATCGCAACACCTCCGTTTGATTAGTGGCAGTGACTAAAAAGTCGTGGTTTGTGTAGGTCATGGGATTGCCACTCCGATTGCGTTGATCAGGTCGGTGACGCGGGCGTCGAGACGGGTAAGGTCTAGGGATTCTCCGATGCTGTAGAAGGCTATGCGGGCGTTAAAATATAGACCGCTAAAACCAAAAGGACGAATGTTGGAATTATTTGGAACTTCGGAAGTGGAAGCTCCAGTAGTCAAAGTTCCGTTGACCAGTAATTCAATAGTTGAACTAGAACTTCTGTTGGTTGCCATAAGGAAAGACTGTCCATAAATAGCGGAAGTGAGAATAGATTGTGAGCTATTGACTCGCCCTACAAAATTATCGCTAACCTTGTTCGCTACAAGCTGCGTCACGCCTGTTGTTGCTCCGGATGCTTCAGACCCAGCCAGAAGTGTAACATTGTTTGTGTCTTGAATGTTTACTGAATACGCCGAGATGTGCTTGCTATCCTGCGGATCAGCATTGTTGTTCCTATTACTATCCAAATATTTCGTACTCCCATCCCCAACCAACCCTGTCTCTCGGTCATAATCCCCAGCGACAAAGTTGTAGTTAGTCGGAGCAGTACCAACCAGCGGCACCAACGCCCCAGCAAGCGTCCTCGCACCAGCCAGAATACAGCTCGCTTTAATCGCACTCCAAATACCATCTGCCTTACAACCAAGCACGAAGTTATCAATCGCAATCTTGACCTTCTCCTCCAGTGCTTGACCGTCTGCCGTCTCTACAGCAGTGATATAAGCAGCAGCGTCAGGATCCATCGGCTGCCACGTTTGGCGGAGGGTGAGCTTAGATCCAGTCGGACGCTGCAGGATTAGCGTCATACTTCACCTCCATCGGGCTCAGTAGTGTCGCCATTGTCTACGACTGGTGCCACCCAGCCGTAGGGCTTGCCATCTGCCTGGAACTGCGGATCAACAGGACCGGCGTAGTAAGGACCGACCTTATACAGCTCAGCCCGTTGGCGAACAGTCTCCACCACGCTGGCGGTGAAATACTCTTCAGGTGTGGTAGCAGTTGTGCTGCCTTGTACAAGACTGAACTCAGCTACCAAAGCAGGCAGCAGTTCGTCGGGAATGTCAATCGTAAATTGAGCCATGAGAAGAACCTCCTTCAGGATTTGATGACGGCAAAGCCGATCACGATGGCTTCACTTAAGGAGCCTGCCGTGATGTTGCGAACGTTGATGCTGGCAGAACCAGCAGCGGCCTGTGCATTAAGCACGTATGCGCCTGCCGTACCACCGGAGACGTGATTCAAAACCAACAAATCAGTAGCTGCAATGCTGGTATTAGTGAGCGCAAAGCTAACTGTTGTATCTGCGCTCAGTGCTGCACCATTCATGGTGATCGCACCACATGGAGCGTTGAGTGTGACGCCAGTGCTTTTGTTGGTTTCTTGTGTAACGGTGCCACGACCAGTGCCGTAGCCAAAGGTGCCGGCAGTGGCGTCATAGCTCAGATTGCCACCAGCTTGAGCACCAGCATTGTTATAGGTAACTTGCCCAGTAGACCCAGCAACTAATGCGACGGTTCCAGTGGCATCGGGGAAGCTGATCGTGCGGTTAGCAGTAGGTGTGACCACCTGCACGGTGGTTTCGTAGGTGCCGCCGTCATCAAGGTTGATGTCACCGCCAACGCCCAGCTCTTTGCCGCTGTCGTCCCAGGTCAGATCAGCCGAGCCAGCCAGTGCGCCGCTGCTGTTGTATTGAATTTGCGTATCAGCGCCAGCAACGTATGCATCGCCGCCACCGCCAAATGCCGAACTGAGAGTTAGGGTTTCCATGGATCAGATAGTGCCAAGCACAGTCGCGACAGAGGGAGTGCCACCACTTAAACTCACGAGCCGAACGCGCACAAATTGAACCGGAGCAAACAAAACATATCCATATGTACCATTTGCTGTAATTGTATAATCAACTTGATTTGCAGCTAAATTAAAATAATTATCACCATCAACGCTGCCCTCAAAACGAATAACAACGTTGGTTCCAATATCCGCAACAGTGACCTGAAAGCTTAAATTCGCTCCAGTGCTCTTCTGCGCTGCCGTGACACCAGGAGCCGTCAGCGCCTCAAGGCTTGCGGTATCAAAAGAGCTGTCGTATCCGAATGGCATTAGATGGCAGCCGCTCCAGTAATCATAACCAAAGAAAAGCCTCAGGTCACTAATGCAACCTGAGGCCCCGTCCGACATCCGCTATCAAGCGTACTTCTTCACGCCAACACCATTGATGGAGTAGGTGTGAGTCGAGGTATCAACGGTCGAAACAGCCTTGATCCAACGCTTAGCAGCGCCCTTGGGGAACACCAGATACTGCTTATCAGCGGAGGTGCTCACCTGAGCGAATGCAACAGCGCCAGAGGCTTGCTCGGTGCCGTCAAGGTTGAACACGGTGGTCACGTCGGTGTAGCTACCACCAGAGGTGTCGCTGGACTGGATTTTTACATCCAGGGTCGAGGTGCCACCGTTTTCAACATCAAGAATGATCACAAGGTCACCCTCGTAATCGTTCATGTCAACAGCAGTCCCGTCCAGTGCAGTAGTACGGGAAGCGGTAGGAGCAAGCGCAAAATGGCTGAGCTTCTCCAGACCAGTAGACAGAATGGCCATGATCAGTCCTCCTTGGGAGCGTAGGTGCGTGCCTTACGCGCGGGCTTAACCGGCTTAGGCTTTACTTCTTCCGTCACCTCAACAGGTGCCGGCTTCTCAACGGGAGCCGCAAAAACAGCTTTACCGCTGCCAACCAACAGGTTCGCGTCCGCATCACTCACCTCAATAAAGGAGCCGGTCGAAACCGACTCCCCTGAGACCATGACTTGACGCAGGATCTCGACCCTCATGATCAGGTGCCGAGGCAGAAGGCGCCAGGCTGCTTCACAGCCACATCCACGTCCTGCAGAGCAATCACGCGGACGGTGCCAGCAGTAGCACCAGCGTAAGGATCAACAGTCAGATCCAGACCAGACCACATACCCATGATCATCATGGAGAAGTCGCCGAACAGAGCGTCGTTGTTGGTCAGCTGGTTCGACACGATCACGGGGTAGCCGTTGATCTCATCGTTCTCGTACACGAACATGCCGGTGTTCGTGGCCTTCTCGGTGCTCTTCAGAGCGCCGCGGGCAGATGCGTTGATGATGTAACGCAGGGAGCCAGCGTCGGCGTTAGCGGCAGCCACGTCGGTTTCCATGCCGATGTACTCAGCAAAGGTGCCGTAGGTGGT